GCCGACCGAGACGGCAGACGCCGAGGCCGAAGCCGCGAACCGTGCGCTTGACCGCGAGGCCGAGCGGATCATCAACGGGACGGTCGAGACGGAGGATGCGATAGACGCGGAGACGGGGGAGGTGACGGAGACGAAGCCGGACATCGTGAGCCCGGCGACCTGGCAGCCGCAGGTTTTGCCGCCGATCCGTCAGGACGGCAACTGGACGGCTTGGAAAAACGATGCCGTGGCGGTGGTCGACAGCCTGCCCGTCGAGGCGTTCCCGGAGGTGCGGGAGGAAATGGATCGGCTCAGAATGCCGGACATCATTCACTCGGCCCTCGTCAAGGCGATGCAGGCGAGAATGGTCAAGCCGCCGACGATGAAACGCTAGCCATGACGAGACCCGCGCCGTCGCGACGCGCCCGCGCCTCTGAACATTCACAGGGCCTGCGTGCGCCCCCCGGCGTGACGGCGCGGGGCATGTCGATAGCCGCCCAAGCGAGAAAGGAAGGGAAGTCGTGAAGAAAAACACATGGCGAGCTAAACCGACGTTCGGCCCGGCGATTGAGCACTTCCCGGACGGATCTTCGCGGGCGCTTTGTACATGGTGTGTATTTCGTATTGGCGCCTCATGCACATATGCCAAGCCGTCGCGCACAATACCCAATCCAGAGAACACTCCCGAATGGTGCGAGATGCGAGATGACATGATGAAGGAGGCCGAGGCGGCTCACCGGAGCGCCGAAACTCTCAAAGGTGAAGCATGACCACACACCCCACGACCGAGGATGCGGAGAGGCTGATCGCGGCGGCGCCCTGTCCGAGCGGGTGGAGGCCGATTGAGACGGCGCCGAAGGATGGGACGTGGGTACTTCTTTGCAAGCAGATGGGGCAGCATTACGAGATCGGGAACGGCCGCTGGGGTCAAAAGACGTGCCCCCTTCTTGGCTTCGTGGTTGGCTGGTCCACATACTGCTTAATGACACAGCCTACCCACTGGCAGCCTCTCCCCGCCGCCCCCATCCCTGACGGCGGGCCGGCTTAGGAAGGGATGGCTTCCTACCGCCTGCACTCCGCCGGCAGCTTGGCTATGCCTTCGCTGTAGGCCCGCCAGTATTCGGCCTTGGCAGTCGCCTCGCCGAGGTCTCGGCCGAACGCAAACAGGCTCGCGCCGACCGTCAGGAGGGCGCCAACGAGGGCCGGGGCGAGCTTGGAGAGCATGTCAGCGGGCGACGCCCTTCAGCTTCTCCCATGACCGGAGACCGCCCATCCCCAGCATCGCCAGCATGAGCTGCCACAGGTTCTCGTCCAGTCCGATCAGGACCGGGGCATGGGTGAGGCCGAGCACGTCGAACAGGCCCGTTGCTGCCGGGCGGAAGATGTACTGGTAGGCGAGGGCGGCGGCGCATACCCAGCCTATCGCGGGGCGCCATCCGGCGACGAACAGGCTGCCGGACTGCGCCTCGGCCTTGTTGACCTCGAGCTGCGCCAGGTCGGCCTGCGACAGGACGGTGAGGAGCCGTTCCTGCGCCTCGGCCGCCGCCTTTGCCCGCGCGTTCGGGTCGGGGATCAGGTCAACGAGTTTCTGCACCACGGGCGTCAAGCCCGGCAGGAGCATCCCGAGAATGCCTGTCATCTCAACCCTCCGTCATCATCTTCGCCAGCCGCCCGCACCGTGCCGGCGTCTGCGTGGCCCATAGGCTGTCCGCCATTTCGGCCGCCGCTCCCGGCCAATCCTCACGCTTCAGGGCCGCCAGGAACTTCGGGAAGCCCTGCAATCCACCAGCGCCCATCTGGAAGGCCATGGACGCGACGACGAGCTGGCGCTTCTCGTTGAGGTTCCGCCACCAGGGGAGCGCCCGGTCAAGGTCGCGCTCGACGCGGGCGATATCGTTCAGGCAGAGGTATTTCGCCTCGGCCTCGGTGATCCCCACGTCGTCGAGGTTCCGGCCTATGCCGAGCGTCAGCTTGCCGACCGTGTCCTTGTAGGGCTTTAGCCTCAGTCCTTCGTCGGCGATCAGGAGGGAGAGCATCGCGTCGCGGTTCACCGAAACACCGCCAGCGCCGGCAGCGCCTTGGCAATCGTCGCGCCTACCGCGCCAGCGATAGCGCCGACGCCCGCGAGCATTCGCCATGCGCCTTTCGTTTCCGACAGCTTTTCCTCGATCCGCGCGAGCCGGTCGCCATTGCGGAGGAGGGTTTCCTTGATCTCGTCCAGGCTGCGCTCAAAGCCGTTCAACCGGCCCTCGGCGCGGCCCAGGTCGCGCTGCACGTCGTCGCCTCCGCCGATAGCCATCACGTACCCATGCCTTCCATGACGCAGCCCAGCTTCCCGCCCATGATGCAGCGGAACAGCCGGCCGGCACGGTCGCGGGTCAAATAGATGCCTGGCTCGGTATCCTTGATCTCGGTCTGGGTCGGGACATGCCGCCAGCCTCCGGGGATCGGGGTAAGTTCGCCCGCCGCTGCCGGCTGCCAATGTTGCTCACTACAGCAATGGGCGCCCGTCGCCGTCTTGAACACCGGATCGCGGACCCAGGCATAGTCTTCGTGCGCCCTCGCCGGGTGCGCAAATACGAGCAATCCTGAGACCACACATAGCCAGATAAGGCGCGATATCGGTAAGGCAGCCCTAGACATGGACTTATCCTCCTGTCGAAGGTTAGCCCGGGCCGGCTCGTGCTAGGAGCCGGCCCGGGCGCTCGCATGTGCGATGCCCCGGAATGATCCAGCCAAAGCGTGTCTCATGGTAGCGGGGGGTGCATTTTCATCCCCCGCCGCATCACGCGGTCCTGATGAGCACGACGCCCGCCCGTCGCTGTTGAGAGGCCGTGCCCGTGATATTCGTGCTGGCCTTCATCTCGACAAGCAGGCTCGACGTGAAGCGCAGAAGCGGCGCCCCCCAGTATAAGAGCTGCTGCGGCGCGTCGACCGAGACAGAGCTTGAGCTTAATTCGGCCGTCAAGTCGTCGCTCGGGACTGCATCAAAGAGCAACTGCGTGTCCGCCACCGTGAACAAGCCGGTCGGCCTGATAAGGCCGAGCATAACGCGCGTGGTGTTTTCTTGCGCGGTAAGCACGATTGTCACGGCGGACCCGCCGTCGATGGTGATCCTCATCGTGCAGGTATCGGCGTCTGTCGTCAGGGTAGGCCCGATGAAATGGGATACCAGCCCGGCCTTCGTGGTCAGGCTGGCAATCGTCTTGTAGGTATCCGCCGTCCAATCGCTGTTTACCTGGACGCTGCCGGGGATGCGGTCGATGGAGCCTATGCCGCCTGTCCAGAAAAGGGCATTTGAAGATGCAACATCTCGGACAATGCCGGGCGACGGGCGCGAAATACGCGAGAATAGAGTGGGGTCGGTGATGAACCGGCCGCCAGTGAAGAACTGAGAAAGCACGCTCATCAGAAGATCCTCCAGCCGTTCGTCGCGCCGCTGTAGACGAGCCCGAAAGCGGCATATTGCGTATTGACGATCAAGTCTTCGGATAGCCCCATGATCTTGAGGCTGGCCCGGCCTATCGTGAGGGCGTTCGTCTGGAAAGTGCCGGCCATGTCTGCAAACATGATCTGCTCGCCGGTATTGGGGGATGCCGGGAGTGTCGCGGTTGAGGTTCCGCCGGACGTGTCGACCAGGTAGCCATTGCCGGATGTCGGGCTGAACGAGCCGGAAGTCGTGGTCCAAGAAAGGCCTCCGGGCAGAACAGAAGCCCCGGACGCGCGGACATAAGAGACGCATCGCCAGTTGCCTGCGCCCTCGGAAAGTAGCCACGCGATGTCTCCGGCGGCGGCCACGATATTTGCCGAGCCCGGCAGGATCAGGCTCGTCGCGTTGTAGGTGAGCGTCGGCGTCGAGGCAAAGCGCAGCACCCGGAGCGTGCCGGCGGGGAGCGTGCCCAGCGCGGTGATAGGCCCGGTCGAGCCGTTGACCAGCGCGTACTCGCCCGTCGTGGTCGAGAGGTCGAGGGTGGCTGCGGAGGTGAGCGCCGCCGAGGGCTGCCATTCGGGCTTGTTCTGAAGGATCAGCACGGTCCCGTTGCTGACGAACTCGAGCGCGTCGCCTGTGACCCACTCGCCGCCGGTCAGCGCGACAAGGCCGCTCGCCAGCATCTTCCTGACGGCGACGGTGCCAACCGCGTTCGAGTTGACGGTCGTGGCGCCGGTATTGGCCGAGGCGGCGATGCCGCGGATGACGAGCCCGGCGGTGTAGGCCGTGATTGCGGGCGCCAGCGTGCAGGTGAGCGCGTTCGCCGTGCCGCCGAAGGTTCCGCCCCAGCTCGGCCCGCTGATGCCCTGCCCC